CCGAACTCCTTCAGCGGGATGATGCTGGTAGTCGGCCCCCAGTCGCTGTTTTCCTTGACCCGTACAAAGTCAGAAAGCGGCTTGCCTTCCTTCCATAACCGGTAGCGGCCTTCACCCATGATTTCTTCTATCTCGCTATCGTTGAGACCAGCAAGAATCCGATCAGGCGTGGCTACCTCTGGGCGGGTATCAGGGATGCTACTATCGCCGGTTATCTCTGCCCATGAGAGCGTCTCCGGTATCATCACGCATCGGCAGTTCGGGTGGCTTGGCATTATGACATCGGTGGCATGAAGGGTACCGGACAAAGCCAAGCAAGCAAGGCATACCCTGCTATCCTGCGTAGCCTGCCGCCGGTAACCGGTAACGGAACCATTCTCCGTGTACAGTTGCCGCTGGGCTTCCCTGGCGCTTCGTATCATCTCGGTACGGGCTATCGTCTCGGCTCTTTGCCGTCCAATGTCTGCCGCCTTGCGTACTCGCCGTGCTACCGTGCGCGGGCCTTCGCCAAGGCTTATTCCTTGTACCAAAGCCATCTGCATAGCATCGGTGGTTACTTGAGGGATGGAATCGAATAAGACAGCCAGAGGCGAACCATCGCCTGCGAACCCGACAAAGGCCTGCAAGGCTTCGTCAGGAAGACTTGTCCATGAACTACCAAGGGTAACGCCGGCGGGCTTTTTACCCGCTGCCGCTTCCACAAGGCGCGGCGTTGCCTCATTAGCAAGGATAGCGGCTTGTAGCTGCCCATCGGCTGTAATCACTGCCCCCTCTACCGAGAACTTCTTCAGGTTCTTTCCGAGCTGCTCGATGTTATCTATGATCCGCTGTCGCATCCAAAGGATTGTTTCGCTCGGCGGTTCGCCGTTGGCTTCACGCTCGGCAATCCGTCCCTCCAGCGCTTCAAGCTCATCGATGCTGGCCTTGGTTGCCGCTTTGTATGCGCGTTGCATCCGGCTGATGGCTACACCTTCACGCTCTAGCAGGTCGTTCCTATACTTCTGGGATGCGGCATAAATCCTGCCCGTGCCGTTGTCTACTCGCTTGAGCTGGTCTCCAGCTCGTACCCGTAAAAAGGGTGGCTCTTATACACTACCCCCGGAGTGCATACGTGGTCACCGTCAAGGCTCTTGCCATCAGGTTGCATAGCGTCCCGCTTGGATGTAGACCAGCGGTACCCAGCATCACCGCCCCATAAGTCCCAGGCTACTCTGCCGGGGGAAGGAAACCCTTCCTCACCAGCGTTGAAGCCTTCGGCCTGTTTGTCTACTTCGTGGCGGCTAAAGAAAGAATACATCCGCAGTATCGTGTCTTCGGATAACTTCTCCCCGTTCACGATTTGGTTAGCCCGCGCAAGGCCTACCCGCGTCCCGCCGTCGAAACCTTCAGCCTTCCAATCAAGTGCCCGTTGCGCGGCTTCGACCATGCCAGCGTTCGGTACAAACTTCATCTCGTACGCTTTGGCTTCATCCCGCAGGGTAACCGGTGCGGCTCCTGTGTGCTGTACTGGCAGGTTGAGGAAGTTGGTAACGCTACCCGGATCGTAACCGGAACGAATCAAGATACCTGCCGCGTTGGTTGTCTCTGCTAGTGATGCGCTTGTACCAGCCTGAACGCTGATGGCGGATGGATGCAGTACGCCTTCGTCTTCCGGCACGGCTTCAAGGCCTGCTATGCGCTTGGCTTCAGCACGATCAATGATTCCAGACTTGTACAGGCGCTCTGCTCGTGTGGCTTCCGCTTGCATATCGTCGGCAAGCGCCCTGACCGTTTCAAGGTCATACATAACGTAATCACCCTGCTGGGTTTCAGGGTATTCCGGTAGCAGGTCAGCGGTGATAGCGTCCGCAAGGGTACGGAGCAACGGCACCATGCCATCTTCCCAAGCCGCTTGCTGGGCGCGTTCGTAATTACTGTAGGTAGACCGCTCTAAGCCTGAACCAAGGCCTAAGACCATTGGGTTGATACCAAGGGCTGAACAGATGCGCTCTTCCGGTACACGTCTCACAGAATCCAGAGCAAGCTCGGAAGGAGTCAACGATACCCTGTCCATCTTGTAGGCACCGGTCATAACCACGATGCCGCCTGATCCGTCCCCGGTAAGGTCTTCGTGCAGTTGGCGCTTCACCTGCCGAGCATCATCCATGCTCATGTCTACGGTTGTCTCTTTGGCATCAGGCCCGACAATGAGGCTAGGCATGGCACCGTTTGCCAATAGTCCATAAGCGGTTGTACTGGCGGTGTTATCGGTTGCAATCTCCCGCAGTACAGCGGTGAGCGGCGCTCTACCAAGCCGGATGTCGCTAGGGTCACGCCCGTACCGTATGTGGATTATGTCGGATACCGGGATGTCAAAGGAGCGCCCATCCGTGGTGTAGACGTAGTGCGTCAAAGGGTTGACACCATTACCAACCGGTCGAACCATGTCCTGCGGCAGGAACTGTAAAGCGGTCACGGTGCCACGGGTGGAAGAGCGAATCTTGCGCAGGTACGTGTTGCCAAACAATTTGAAATCTTGAATGACCCAGCCCCAGAATAAAGACCCCATTATCATCGGATCCGGTTGCGCCATGAGCTGTAGTACCGGGTGGTCTTCTACCGGCTCTGCCTGTTGGCTGTCTACCGGTCGGTAGTAGCGCGGCGTGGCTTGTGGGTAGTTCCTGACGTACCAGTCAATCGCTGAGGCCACAACCCCGTTCAAGCCTAAGTCACCGGCTACCCTTGCCCAGTCCTTAGTACTTCCAGGGAGCGCCCGGCGTAGCAAGGTTTGCAGCTGACCAGAGCCGTACCCGGTTAGGTAGATGTCCCTAGACTGAGACAACGGCAGCGGGAGTGCCTGTGTCGGGTTGGCTGCGGCTTTACGCCCAAGGAAGCGGTCAAAGATACCCATGCTAGCAGTATCCCACAAAAAGAAAAAGCCCCCTTGCGGGGGCTGTGTGGCGGTTGCTATCGTCTAGTCTCTGGTGATGTACTGAGTATCTACATCAAGTCCTAGTGCGTGATACTTAGCGATGATGGCTTTCGATTCTTCGTTGAGTCCACCAGCAACGTTGGACTGGAATCCTACGCTGCTTGTGTAGATGTAGCGGCGGTAGCTGTTGCGGCCATACTGAGCATAACCATCGAATACCGAGTTGATGTCTGCGGCATCGATGCCGGCCTTCTTAAGGTCTGTCTTGCGTGTGCTTGAAACCTTGATAACGTAAAAGTCGAAGTAATTTTCCATTGTTCTATCTCCCTGCTTGATGTATAGAATATACACCGCCCGTGTATATCTTGCAAGGGTATAGGGATATATATTTTAGACGGCACCCCAAGAACGCTTAGATCCGCACACCTGCCAAGCGTACGCCAGGGCATCTACCACGTCATCATGCCTACCAACCGGGAAGGATAGCAGCTCGTCTTCAAAGTAAGCCGGTAGCCCTTGGCAGTGCATAACCTGTGATTGCTCGTACCGGGCTTCCAGAGGCGCAAAGCGGGTCACTTTGTCACGGTCTGGCCGGATGCCCCGGATAGGTAGTTTCGTGCGCCTTAGCAGCTCCTGCACGACAGCGGCTTGGTATTGCACCTGCTCGATGCCGATCATAGATGGATTCCACTTAGCCGCCATCATCTCAATGAAGCGTAGCACGGAAGCAAAGTCCGCACGGGTGCGGTTGATGTCTCTAACGTAGATTGTCCCATCTTCACCACGGGATACAACCGCCACGCCGGTATAGTCTGCTTCGCTCTTGGTGCTGATGGCAAGGTCAACCCCAATGTAGGTAGGCAACCCTTCGGGGCAATCGCCGTAGCGTAGCCATTCCCTCTTGATACGAGCTCCCGCAGCATCGACGAACTCGGCCAAGTACTCTTGCCTAAACGCGATGCTCGGCAGTGATTCCCCAGCCTTGGCAACCTCCTCTGGATCTATCCAAGGGTTAGCCGTGGTTGGCATCTGCCATGACATCCAGTCATCATCGGTAGCGGCTTGGTTGTAAAGGGTGCGGAAGTAGTTGGAACCCTTGGGCGTTGACAGAAAGAACGCATCCCCCTTGAAGTCTGTTAGCGTTGGGCGTATGGCTTCAGTCCAGGCTTGCTCTAGATGCCGTGCCATTGCGGCCTCATCAATGATGACCCGCTTGTACTTCCTGCCACGGGCTACGGTGCTGGGATCATCCAAAGTCCAATAGTCAATAGCCGCCCCGGTTATAAGCTCGATACGCGGTGCGGGGCTTTGTACAGCCCTGCGGATAACCGGTGCATAGATTCTCTTATGATCGGCGTATGCCTCTTCCAGCAAGCGGTAGGTAGGCGCGAACCAGGCACAAGGAAGCCCGTCAATCAGCACCGGGTCAGATAAAAGGTTACCGCCCAGCGTTGTCTTTCCGAATCTTCGACCTACTCAGCCACAGGCAAGGACGTTGTATCGCCTTGCCTGTGCCATTATCACCTGCTGTGCTTCATGAGGTCGAGGGAGAACCAATCGTATGTCTGGCATTATGGTTTGTCTGCGTACTCCACGATTACCTTGACCGGGCTACCGTCTGCGCCGGTCTGCTCTACCCTTGATGACCAGTCCTGCTTGTGCTTCCGTTCAAGCCACCATGCAGCAGCCTGCCATGTCGTATCAGCTGCTTTCTGGATGATAGCAACGTTGCGCACCTCGGCATCCGCTTCTGCTTTTTTTATAGCGTCCGCAAATTCCGACTTGTCTCGCAGCCAGTTTGCAAAGGTGTCTTCAGATATAGCCGCATAAGAACAAGAAGCACGGCGGGTGTTTCCAGCCCTCAATGCTTGCGTGATACGGGTCACTGTTTCATCGTTGTACTTAGATGGTTTACCGGGCATTGCTATAACCTCCTATTTCTAACTCGTGTTCACGCTTTGCGACAACCGTAAACTCACCAGCGTATGCGCCCAGCAGTTCAACGTCTGGACGTAGTAGAGGCGCTCGCTCCATGCTTGGTTCCCACGATCCGATTGACAGGTCTTGCCGTAGCCGTACCATCTTGCCGTTTCGTAGGTCATTGACTACGGACTTCAAGAGCGTTATGCCAAGCGGGAATAGCTCACGCCTCCACAGTTCCTCCGGTGTATCGCCAGGCTTTACAAAGACGTGTTCTTGTGCAGCTAGTGGCCCACCGTCGGTTGTTTCAGATAGCCAGTAAACAGACCCGCCTGTTACCTTATCGCCCATGGCTATCGTCCACTTGACCGCATCCCTACCACGGTGGTGTGGAAGGAGTGAAGGGTGATAACCGATAGCACCAAGCCGTGACCGTAGCCGTGTCTTTTTACCAATGAAGTCGTGAGAGTGAGCGGCAACAATCAGGTCAGTGTTTGCAGGTAGTGTGAAGTGTGTTAGCGTTCCGCTTGGCATCCATGGCACACCATCATTGATAGCGCAGTTCCGCAGTCTATCGTTGCGCCCGGTACGGTCTGAAACGTAAGGGCTAGATATGCCAATAACGTTGAAGCCTTCCGCCTTTAGCATATTGTACGTGGCGGCTCCAAATGCTTTCTGCCCGCACAGGAATATATTCACTTAGGCTCACCAACGTAGCGGAAGCCTTGAACAGATCGGAAGTGTCCACCGTACCCCGTACCAATGCCGCCGCTTTTCTTTATTGTTTTTGCGGAGTTTGCTTTGTTTACACCAAAAAGACTTGCACTAACACGCACCCACTTTTTATCTCGTTGTAGTGCTGAAACTAACCCCGGATGGCTTGTGTGAAACATAACGGATTTGACACGAGAACCAAAGCGCCCGTTTCCTTCGGCTTCGTGGTTACAGACCCAGTTTAGAAACTTCAATCCGACACCAGCACCTTGCCATTCTGGCATGACAACTAAGCGTGATGCTCTTGAACAATCATTTTGTAATTGTGGCGCAGTTGCAATGTGGCAAACCTTCACGCCATCAACCACACCAACGTAGTAAGTAGCACATACCATCTTGGGCATCTTTAGATAGTGATGCGGCTCAAACGCTCCCCAGTAACTGGAGTCTGTTTTCCAAATTTGTAGCTCAAACTTTGGTCTGCGCCAAAGGCACCTCCCGGCGTATTCGCCTGTTGATGTGTCGAATACCCAATCAGGCTCGACCCAGTCAACAATATCGTAGTGGCAAGATAGCAGGACGCATTGCCCGCCGTTGCGCTTCCAACTTTTAGAGAATGCCGTTGCTCCAAACTTTGCAATCTGCCGATCTACAACAGACGTAAACTCATCGATTACAACCTGCTTGGGTTTCTCGGCTATTATCTTTGCAAGGTCTGCTCTAAACTTTTGCCCGTTGCTAAGTACCTTGTATGGCCGCAACCATGTTGGTACGTCACCAAGCCCTACAGCCGCCAGTGAAGCGGTTACTTCGTTGAAGTCCCCGTCTGGTGCGATGTCATCCACAATAGGTTTGTCATCACTCCAGCCGGTAGGCTCATAAAAGTTGCCGTCCGGGAATATCTTTTTCCCCATCGATGTTTTACCGGATCCGGAAGGGCCGACAATAAGGCCAATCTTCCAGTCCATATCGTCAATAGGTAAGTCAGCAACCAAGTCAAAGTTACAACCCTTTTCGGCGTTGAATAAACTCTTGACTCGTGCTGCCCTATAGGTGTTGTAATCAGAACACCTGTTATGCACTTCAAGTTTCAAACAACCACCACCTTTACCGTGTATCCATCGGCAAGCAGCTTGTTGTAAACAACCTCCTGCTCCTGTTCAGTTTCGCAAGTAACGATAACACCGTACTGGTTACTAAACTCTTTATCTTCAAACTCAGGCGCATCATCAACGGCACCTGATAACTCATCAATCAAAGCATCAAGGTCTGCAGCGCCATACCCTGTACCATCCAAGCCGATAGGTGTATTCGCAAGCTCAGCGAGGATGTCGGTAATCTTGGTTGTGTCATCCTGCCCGATACGGGTAGTCCGGTTGTCAACGACAAGAATCCGCAGCTCTTCTTCCGGTGTAACGTCGACCCACTGAACAGGTACGGTTTCCCAGCCTAGCGCCTTGGCAGCCATCACCCGATGATTTCCCGCTAGGATGTGCTTAGTGCTCAGGTTAGCCACCACAGAGCCGTACCAGCCATTCACTGCTAGGCTCTTCTTGATGGCTTCCACATCGCCGTTGTTGGCGTTGCGTGGGTGGTGCTTGAGCAGGTCAATAGCGACCTGCTCAATCTCCTTATTGATTACTCTACTCATCGAGATTCTTCCTGATTTCCGCGCTGGTAGCCCAGAGCATAGCAGCGCGCAGTTTATCCTTACTCATACCCTGTGCTTTAGCCCGTTTCTTGACATCAGCATACAGCCACCGGGTATAGAGTTCTGACCCTATCGCCACGCAGCCAGCCCCCACCAAAGCACCAATGGCAAAAGGTATCATCTGGCAACCTCCCCGGTTCGTGGATCAAGTACAACTACTGCCCAGTCGTTCGCAAACAAATCACCAGGGGACAGACTCAACTCTTCCATCTGCCGTACGGCTTCACCGGTGGTGTGAACTTCAAAAGCATTCCAGAGTTCCGAGTAGCGCAAGAATACTTGCCCTCCCCAGTCCTGCCGCCATACCGCGTTACCGCCACCAGCCATCAAGGCTTGTATCACTTCCCCGAATCTCATTTTATTACTCCCATTGTGATCGGCAGGTGTTCAGCCATCAGTGCCTTGATGCTGTCTGCTATCTCCCTATGCTCTAACTGTGTATCGTCCTGCGTCCTGAGCTGCACGTAGTGAATCCAAGAGCGTATCGTGCCAGACATATACAAGGTGGTCGGAGTGCAAAG